TCCTACTTGTTATTTCGTTGAAGAGCGATCCATGCAGCAGCCTATTGGTAGTTCGGGCATCTATCCCACGGTGCCTGAGCTGTCAAAAAGTGAGTTTCTGGTGAAAGGCTGTAAACCAGATAGTGCAACGCATGGCACGAAAAACATTATTGCTAACCGTCTTGTGGCGGTTTCGGAACGTATCTTAATTGGTAAAAGTGGCGTGTACACGGAAAACAACAATGAGAGCCGGATTGAAGGTTCGAATCCTTCCGTTCCGATGGTGCCGAGCTGATTTGATACTGTATGCGTAGCGCGGCCGCGTACAGAGATATGGAGTGAGGTGTCCGCGCATGTTGCGGCTGACTGTAAATCAGTTCCCAAGTGGTAAACACTGGAGGTTCAATTCCTCTCTTCCCCATTTCACTCAACTCCCTAAAAACACTGTTTGGCAGGTGCGTGGTAGACAGTTGTAATTGATGGGTTGTTTAAGAAATCGCACCATCAAGATGCAGTGTTCCCACAATGGTATTGGAACGGCTTGCTAAGCCGCCGGGCGTTTATTCGCCTTGTAGGTTCGGGTCCTACACACTGCGCTAACTTACGACAGGGGTGAACCTTGTCGTAAGCGGTAGAAAGTCCGTGTGAAATTGTACAAAGTGGTGGCAAAAGCAATTTTGAATATAGCAGTTCTACCACACTGCTATATTTGCCGTATGTCCGGGTGGTGAGGGGGCGGTCTTGAAAACCGTTGGCTGTAAAAGGCTTGCAGGTTCAAATCATGTGTGCGGCGTTTGCTTGAAAAAAATCGAGCGTTGATGTGTGACGGAAAATAAACCGGAAATAATAGAGGTAACAACTTTGGAAGATTGTGAACATAGGTTTATTAGGAAGTAATTGAAATGTGTGATTTTTGCAATGGGAAAGAATCATATAAAACTGCATATGGAGAATTTAAAATCAAAAAATTGGGCTATATAAATGTTATTCAATGCCATATTGATAAATGTCCACAGTATGCTAAATGTTGTAGCAATGGAATGAACGTAGCGATAGCAATGGAAATTGAATTTTGCCCGATGTGTGGTAGAAAGTTGGTGGAAGAATGACATGCTATGAATGTGCTTATTTTGGAATTGAATGGAATGAATTTTTGAAAAAAACGATAGAATTTTGTAACCATCCAGAAAAGTATATTCCTCCAGTAGGATTTGCTTATAAAGAACACGATTGCGAATTTTTCAAAAACAAATCTGGGATATCAAAATGGGACTCTTATTCAGAAAAAGAAAAAGAACAGGCATTGAGGTATTTTCGTGAAAACTATCACAAAAATCCTATTGAAGGTTTAACATGCGGGGGGGGCTGAAATGAGTTTCATTGAATATCTAAAAAATGTTGATGCAAACTCATAAGGAAGAGAAGGAGTGTATGAAACATGATTGTTAATATCAACAACAGCACATACGAGATGAACAGCAAACAGTATAAAGGCGTTCTCAAAACAGCAAGCAAAGCAGTTGATCGCGGTATATATGCTGTAGAAAAGAATAAAGTGGCAATTATGCTGAATGAACGGTATGGGGACGATATGAGTCTAAGAAAAAATGTGGACCAGTATGTAAAAAAAAGATTTAAAGTGTATTGGAAAAACTACAAAAAATGTAATTGCGATTTTCCTGAATAAAAAAATATGCCAGAGGTGGGAAAATGCGTTGCACCCATGCGCCGAATTGGCTAAAAGAGATGCTGCAGATTGCGACGGCAGCCTGGCAAAATTATACCGGCTAACAAACGGAGTTAGTCGCTGACCAACAAAATTTATTGGCAGAGGTCTTAAAGCACTTCTGCTTTTTTGCGGAGGTGCTTTTCTTTTGGCAAGTTCAAGCCTAATTTCCACAGTAAATGGATATGAAAATTACATAAATACACATGGAATAGATGAACAGGTCATTGACGCGTACATAGAAGCGGCAGGAGTGGCGATAAATACAGAAAAGGATATTCAGTATGGATTACAACTTACAAGCCGTTCTAAGGGCATTGTAGAGCGTTTTTGCATGGGTAGGACAGGCGGTAGAATACTTGACCTTGAAAAATACAGCCAACAACATGAAGAAAAATACACCCTTGTTGATGACTATTACAAAATTCTTCTGATTGAAGCACATTACCGATTTGAAAGTTTCATGCTATACATGGAAAAGAATAGACCGGTAGAAGAGAGATTTTATCAGCCGAGAATAAATCCATTACGGCAGGTAGCACAGCTTATTCAAGATCTGTACGATGATGTGCTGGACGAAGGAATGGTATTTTGCCCTGGACGAATCGGCAAGACACAAATAGTCAAAATGGGAAATCTGTGGTTTGGTTCTAACAGGCCAGAGCGATCTAATCTGTATTCGGCATATTCAGACAAAATTACTGGTGGTTACTATGACGGTATCATAGAAATGATTACGGACCCGACATACACGTATGCTGAAATATATTCAAATATAGTAGAGAAAAAGTTGGTTACTGACGGAAAAGATTTGACAGTAGACCTTATACGTAAAAAAACATACCCAACATTTACAATGCGAAGCATTTACGGAACATTGAATGGTGCTTGTGACTGTGACGGGCTTGGAGTTTATGATGACTTATTCAGCGGTATTGATGAAGCATTGAGTGAAGACAGGCAAAATACTGTATGGGGAAAATTCGACAACAACTTTATGCCGAGAATTAAGCCTGGAAAGGCTAAATTGTTGGGGATAGGAACACGTTGGGCGAAAAAGGACGTTCAAGGTAGACGTTTAGACCTATTACAAAATGATCCTGAATACAAAGGCATACGGCACAGAGAGGTTATTATTCCTGCCCTAAATGAAAACGGAGAAAGCAATTTTGATTATCCGTATCATTTGGGATATACAACTCTTGATTACAAAAGACGTATGGCATCTTTTGAAAACAATGACGATATGGCATCATGGTTTGCACAGTATCAACAGGAGCCTATTGAAAGAAAGGGTCAGATGTTCAATGTCGATATTATGAATTTCTTTAATCCGGCAGAACTTGAAGGAATAAGACCTGATAGGATATTTGCAGCTAATGACCCTGCTTATGGTGGCGGTGATTTTGTATCAATGCCTATCTGCTATGAGATTGACGGAGAACATTATATTACTGATGTTGTCTACAATGACGGTGATAAGGAAATTACCATACCGGAAGTTACTTCACGAATGGAAAGACATTTAGATAAATTTAATAATAAGACAGCAGAAGTCCATTTTGAGGAAACAAAGACAACATCAGCATACCGCACAGACTGTGAAAAAATATGGGAAAAAGACGGATACCCTATTAACACAAGTCATGATCCGGCAGACAATCAGACTGCAAAAATGGATAGAATCAAAAATCATGCTCCAGACATACGAAAACTTCATTTTGTGGACATGAAATATCAAACAAAAGAGTACAGAAAGTATTTTCAAAATATTTTGTCTGCTACTTTTGAAGGGAAAATGAAGCATGATGACGGGATAGACTCTACGGCACAATTATGTGACATGATTTACGGAAATAAAAGAATGGCAAGAGTAGAAGCAACTCAAAACCCATTTTCTTTCGGACGGAGGTATTGATATGACAACTAAAGAATATTTAGGACAGATAAGCCGTCTTAACCGGATGATAAATAATAAGCTAATAGAGCTTGCACAACTTAAAGAGCTGGCATGCAGCATATCTGCTGTGTCAAACGAAGAAAGAGTTATGACAACGCCAAATTTTGACAAGATAGGAACAAAACAGGCAAAAATTGATGAAATTGAAAGAAACATAGACGCGATGGTTGATGATTATATTATCAAAAGAGATAAGATCATCAGCCAGATAGACAGTATGGAAGATGAGAATGTCTATAATGTGTTGTTTTCAAAGTACATAGAAAAAAAGACATTTGAGGTTATTGCAACTGAAATGAATTACTCCTGGAGGCAGACAATAAGGCTTCATGGAATTGCATTAAAAAGATTTGAGGAGAAGTATGGGGCGACATACTTGAAAATGTCATAGAATGTCATATTGAAAAAATGATATAGTTATAATCGAAGAATTCAACAAATAGTTGAACAATTTACCCTCCCCAACTTGAAAAAGCATCGAAGAAAAATCTCCGGTGCTTTTTCTTTTGCAAAGAAAAGAGGACCTTATGGTATATATACCAAAAACAATATATTGTCCGCAGTGCGGAAGAAAAGTCGCCACGCACGATGGGCGTTCAACAATGAACATTTCTGTGGAATGTAGAAAATGCCACAAGAAAGTTGTTTTTTATCCGGAGAATGGAAAAACAGAATTAAAATCTCTTCCGTTTCGTGCAACATCCAGCGGAATGACCTTTATTTAGGAGAAAAAAATGAGAAATGACAAATCTCTCCAAGACCTTGTTAAGGGCTGTTATGGGCGAAAAATTTTATATACTGATGTTGAAACCATCACAGCAGACAATATTGTCAAGGTGGTGGGAGACTGCATCGGTAATTATTATTACAACAAAACCATCATAGAATATCTTTGGCGATATTACAAAGGTGACCAGCCGATTTTATACCGATTAAAGGTACAAAATGCTGATATTACAAACAAGATAGTAGAAAATCATGCGTATGAGATTGTTCAGTTCAAAGTAGGACAGACATATGGCGAGCCAATACAGTTTATCAGTCGAAAAGATGATGATGAAATTAATCGGGCAGTGGATGCGCTGAATGACTATCTTGTGGATGCGAATAAACAGGAAAAAGACATTAAAGCAGGAGAGTGGCAGTCAGCAACCGGAACATCTTTTAAGGCTGTGAGATTTTCAAATGGAGAAATACCATTTCAGATTGTTGCCCCTACTCCGATGAATACTTGTGTTATTTATAATCGGAGTACGGAAGAACCGGTGATTGCCGTACAGGAGCTTAAGGACGAAGATGGAAGATGGTACAAACTGTGCTATACAGACAATTATTCATGTAAACTTCAAAACGGAGTAGTTTCTGAATGGAAATTGCATGCATTTGGAAGTATACCTATTGTTGAGTTTCCAAATAATCATGAGAGAATTTCTGATATTGAGCTTGTCATAGGTATTTTGGATGCCATAAACAATATGCAGTCAAACAGAATGGATGGAATTGAGCAGTTTATTCAGTACTGGGTTAAGTTTGTGAACTGTGAAATCGACCAAAAAACGTTTGAAGAGATGAAAATGAGCCATGCTTTGACGGTAAAGTCCAATAACAAGGATAACAAAGCCGATGTTGAGATTATGACGCAGGAACTAAATCAGAGCCAGTGTCAGGTGGCAAAAGATGATTTGTGGGACAATGCCTTGGCAATATTAGCAATACCAAACAGAGAGTCCCAAAACTCTGGAGGAGATACACAAGGAGCAGTATCATTAAGGGCTGGATGGGATTTTTCAAAGACAAGAGCAAAATTAAAAGACCCAATTGCGAAATCGGCAGAGAAGAGACTTGCAAAAGTTGTCTTAAATGTAATACGCGTTAAGGACAATGATTTGAAATTGTCAATGAGGGATTTTGATGTGCAAATCAATCATAGCCCGCAAGACAATATGTATACAAAGTCGCAAACACTATATCAGCTTTTAGAGTGCGGCATACATCCTCTTATTGCCATTAAAACGGTGGGGCTTTGGGGAGATGCTGAAAAGACATTCCTCTTGTCTAAGCCATATATAGATGCGTTGTGGAAAACCATTGATGATGCAGAAGAGCAGGAACAAAAAGCACAGGAAATTGTAAACCAATTAAATAAACAGCAAAATAAGACAGCTACCGAGTAATCGGTGGCTGTTTTTATTTTATAAAAATTCGCAAAGTTGTGAGCGTAAAAATCAACAGTGTCATTCGGTGTCGTTGCACCGCAAAAATTCGTAAAGACATATCGGAGGTAATCAATGAAAAGAGAAGAGTTAATTGCAATGGGTATCAGTGAGGAAAATGTTGAGAAAATCATTGCTGATTACGGCAGTGCCGTACAGAGAGAACAGGCAAAAGCAGCAGAGCTTAAGGCAAAGGCAGACAGCGCAGATGAGTTGCAGAAAAAGCTGGATGAAATGGAAGCAGGAAACCTCACGGAACTTGAAAAAGCAAACAAGGCGTTAGAGACAGCAAATCAGCAGATTGCAGATATGCAGAAGAAAAACGCCATTAGAGACCAGCGCGAAGCATTGATGGAAAAGTTAAAAATCAATGCAGAGCAGGCAAAATCCGTTGTCAAGGATAATGGAAGCCTTGATTATGACGCTCTTGGAAAGATTACAGCCGAAAAGGAAACCGCGGCAGCGCAGGCAAAGGAACAGGAGATTGCAAATAATTCTGAAAATCCGGGCGGCGGTACTGCAGGTGGAGAAAATAAAAAAACTGCGGACGTAGAGAACGCAGAAAAAATCAGTTTTGGCAAACCTGCAGAAAGTGCAGAAGCCAAAGACCATTATGTTTTATAGGAGGTAAATTATGGGAAAACCGATTGAAAGAGACTTTACACAGAGTAAAGGAATTTTAAAATTCTTTCCTTATGAGGGTGCGGCGTGTATCGTTCCGCAGACAATGGTGTCAAGTGCCGATGCAAACGGAAAGAAGATTGCAAAGGCAGGGACACCGTTCCCAAGCAATGACGAATCTTGCAAAGGGTATCTTCTGGAAGATGTTGACGTAACAATGGGAGATGCGCCTGGAACTTATGTATATCAGGGTTCTATTGACAGCGCAAAGGTAACAGCGAACGGAGTGACCGTGGAAGCAACTGCAAAAGCAGCAACACCGCGTGTTACTTTTTTTGATTAAAAAATGGAGGTATTAGAGAATGGCATTACCATTAGCAGAAGCATTTACCGCAAGAAGTCTTGGGGTTATGTGGAATAATTATGAAAAAACGCTTGGTTCTGCGCCTTACTTAGGTAGACAGAAATTTGGAACCAGAAAACAGGACAGCCTTGAACTTAGATTTATCAAAGGGAAAAACGGTCTTCCGGTATCATTAAAGGCATCCAATTTTGATGCGCAGGCAGAGTTAAGAGATGTCGGTGGATTTTCGGATATTCAGAACGAGATGCCTTTCTACCGTGAATCTTACATGGTAACAGAGCGTGAAGAGCAGGAGTATGCAAATTACCAGTCGGCAGAAAATTCCAACATGGCAAACCAGGTGCTTAGAGAAATCAGCAAAAAACCGATGATGCTTATTGAAGGAGCAAGAGTAGTGCCGGAACGCCAGATTTGGCAGTTATTAGCACCATCTGATGGTATTCCAAGAGTACAGGTAACAATTGGCGGCAAGAGCTTCTATGTTGATTATACTTCGGACAATGGAGTGGCGCACAAGAGAGATCATTACAAGGATATTTCCGGAAGCGATACTGATAAATGGTCTGCACCAGAAACAGCAACGCCACTTGATGACCTTATCGAGATTAAACGTGAGTTTGCAAAGAAAACCGGATATTCCCTTGCACGTTTTAGCATGAATACAGAAACGTGGGAGATGGTTCTTAAGGCAGAAGACACAAAGAAACAGGTGCTTGGAATTACTGCTTACAATGGAGGTATTCGTTTACAGCAGGGGCAGGTTACAGAGTATCTTAGAGGATACGGCATCGAGATTGAAGTTTACGACAAACTTTACATCGACCCGGCAGACGGTGCCACCAAATATTTTATTCCTACAGGAGTTATTTCAGCGCAGGCATCCGGCGTGTACCTTGGAGATTATGTCTTTGGAAAGACACCGGAAGAGAGAAGCGGAAGTTTAACAGACGGAAACCTTTCTATTGTAGAAACCGGTATTTCGGTGTATACATACGCAACAAATCATCCGATCAACACTCATTGCGTTGTGTCAATGATCGGATTGCCTACTTTTGAGGGCATGGACAGCGTTGTTGTCATGAAAGTTGCGTAGGAGGTGCGGTATGATTGCTGAATACACGGTAAAGCGCAATGGAAAATGGTACAAAGCAGGAGATGAAATCCCGGACATTGTTCTGGGAGAGAAATCTTCCGGAGGGTACACCAAGACAGAGATTAACAGAATGAGCACTGCTGATTTACAGGCACTTGCCGCTGAACATGGGATCGAGGGTGCAGAAGAAATCAGTGGAGCGGAACTGAAACGCATTTTGATCGAGCAGTTCGGATTATAGGTAGGGAAGAATGGACGAATATACAACATTAGAGCAGGTCAAAATCAGACTGAAACAATTTCATATTGAAACCGTTACGGATGAAGATGGTGTTACTTCTGATGTTGTCGTGTTCGACCAGAAAGAAGATAATCCTTACATCGAACAGCTTATCAAGCAGGCAAGAAATGAAGTGGTAAGCAAGCGGAATTACCCGGAAAGCTACACGGATGAAAAAATATCCGAAGACTTGAAACAGTTTGAGGATGTAATCGTCAATTTAGCCTTGTACGACCATTCACAGGCAGGAGAAGCCTATATGGCAAGTTATTCAGAAAACGGCGTAAGCCGTAGCTGGAAAGACAGGGAAAGCTTGTTTGTTGGAGTATTTCCGTTTGTAAAAGCATTATAACCGTATGGGATTCCATCTGGTTAGAAGATTGTGCGTTACGTTTTGCCGACGTCGGCAAAACGTAGCAGGCGGCACACATTGAGCGGTGGTGGGCGGTGTGCCATAAAAATGAAAGGCGGTATATGATTTGACGATTGAAATATCAACAGCAATCATTATAAGCGTGCTGTCGCTTGGTTTTTCCGTCTTTATGGGCTTGAAGAGCAACAAAAGGACAGACAACACGGATCTTGAAGAACGCGTGAGGGAGAACACACGCATTAACATGAAGTTGGATGCCATTTCAAACAACACGACCGAGATCAAAAATGAAGTTTCAGAGATGCGAAAAGAAATCAATTCTCATGACAACAGGATCATAAAGGTGGAGGAAAGTGTGAAATCGGCTCATCACAGAATTGACGGAATAGAAACCCGTCTTAATGATGAAAAGGAGGTTTAATCATGGATATTATACAGTCTGTAATTGCAAATATGACAATTATTCTGGCAATCATTGGTGCGCTGGCATTTGTTGTGTCTGTGGTAACACAGGTAATCAAAGGTGTAGGCGTATTTTCTAAGATTCCAACGGACATTTTGGTATTTGTTCTTTCTATCGGAATCACGGTCGCTGCGTTTGTGGCATACATGCAGTACATCCAGACATCAATTTTATGGTATATGATCTTGGCAGCTATTATTGCAGGATTTATTGTTGCGTTTGTCGCAATGTATGGATGGGAAAAGCTTTCTGAGCTGTGGAAACGGTTCGGCAAGGATGTGAAGTGAAATGCTTGAGATCAATAAGCAAAAAATGAGTTATTCGCAGCAAAGCGGCAAGGTGCCGGTATATGTGACGGATGATGATGGTAACATCGAATATTCTTCGTACACGGATTCTGATGGTAATGTAATTTATTACCTTGATGATGACGGGAACAAGATACCGAAGACAACCGGAGAGTATACCACAGGTTATGAAAAGCCTGTGGTTTTTTATTCTTCGATCAGCAATAAGTTGAGCGAAGCACTTATAAAAGAATTTGGCGTAGATAACTCTACAAATTTTGTTCAGATCGTAGAAGACAAAGGAAAGCTTCCATTGAGCGTCGGATCTTTGGTATGGAAACGATCAGACGTAAAGTACAAAGATGAAGAGAATACAATCGTTGACGAAAATTCGGCTGATTACATCGTAAAAGGTGTCGCAGACGAGGGATTGACGGTTGATTTGTTCTTGTTACAAAAAAATGTGAAGTAGGTGTGGCATGGGGAAGAAAGTAATCACAATGAGCCTGTCTGAAAAGTCTATTCAGAACGCCATACGAGAGCTTAGAGCCTATAAAAACAGCTTGACATATAAATGCCAGCTATTGGCAGAAAAACTCGCGGAAAAGGGCGTAGAGATTGCCAGAGTACAAATTGCTGACCTTGACGCAATATTCACATCAGAATTGATTTCCAGTATTCATTCAGAATACAAGGGAAGTACCAAAGGAGGCGGGATATGGGCGGTAGTTGCCGGGACGGACCATGCAATGTTTGTTGAATTTGGAACAGGAACCGTAGGACAGCAAAATCCTTATCCAGGGAAACTGCCGGATGGCGTTTCGTGGCAGTATGCAAGTGGAAAAACTATCCATCAGATTTCAGATGGAAGATATGGATGGTTTTATCAGGACGACAATGGCGATTGGTGGTTTACAGAGGGAATGCCAAGCCGACCATTCATGTATCTGACCGCAAATGAGTTGCGGCAGATTGTTACACAGACAGCGAAGGAGGTGTTTGGATAATGGCAGGAAACCAGTGGGTATTTGACCTTGAAATAAACATTTTCTCCAATGTTGCAACGATAGCCAAACCAAAACTCAAGAAAAAATACAAAAGCATGAATTTTGACACTGCATTTACAACGGTTGAAAAGAACCTTGATAAAGACCCTGTTTTCCCGACCATTTACATTCACGAGATGCCGGGGCTTGAACGTGGGGCAGATTTAGAGGGCACATCCGTAAATGCGGTGCAGGAAACAATACAGGTTGACGTCATTACAAACACAAAGCAGAGCGATGCAAAAGGGATTATGGCTATTTTAGCTGATGCCTTTAAACAGATGCGATTTCAAATCACAGCAATGCCGGAGTTTAAAAATGACAGTGAGAAAAAATTTAGAAGCGTTGCAAGGTTCCGGCGGATAATCGGAGCCAACGACAGATTGATGTAAAAGAGCCGAAAGGCTCTATTTTTTATGCACCGGGTGCAAAAAGATGCGCCCGATAACCGCATTATTTGGCGGTAGAAAGAGAGGTAAAAATGGCAGAAGCAGGATTGTCTACGTTAGGCATTACGTTTGGCTATGGAACAGAAACCACAGCCGGAACAAAGCCTACATCGTTTAAACAGCTTACAAGAATTAACGCAATCGGCGGTATCAACATTGAGCCGGAACAGATTGACGCATCTGCATTAGAAGATGCTATTACCAGATATGTAAAGGGTCGCGCAGATACCGGTGGCTCTTTCCCTATCACGGTAAACCTTACGGATGCCACAAAGGAAGAGTGGGAAGCACTTATCACGGCGTATAAGGCGCTTTCCGGCGGGAAAAGAATGTGGTTTGAAACTATTATCCCGGGATTTACCGACGCGTTTTTTGTTGTGGCTCAGCCGCCAGAGCAGATTCCACAGCCGGAGATTGGTCAGAACGAACTTTTGACGGTTGAAATGAATCTTACCATTGAAGAATACAAGGGCATGGACACCGCTGTAGCTTTTACACCGGGGGAATAACACGTCAGTCGAATAGTTCGGTTGGATCGGCTGACGATAACCAGACAACCGAGCCAGAGCTTGAAGAAACAATTTAAAAGAACAGGGCGGTCTTCGGACTGCCCTTTCCCTATATGAGAGGGAGAAAGGGAAAGAAAATGACAAAATTAAAATTTGGCGAGAAAGAATTACAGATCAAGTTTGGATATGAAGCAACCGTGAAAAGCGGAATTATCAAGAAAGTAGCAAAATTAGACCAGATGGAAGATATCGAAGCGGTTGACGAAATCCTTTTATTTCTTCCAGAGTTAATCCTTGTAGGCGCGCAGAAGTTTCACAAAGAGGAACTTGGATACAATCCGGACAATGAGGGAGAAAAGGAACAGCAGCTTGGAAAAGTATATGCCATGCTGGATGATTACTTTGACGGAGAAGATGCAGATGTTCAGGTACTTTACAATGCACTTTTAGCGGAGCTGCTTGAAAACGGTTTTTTATCAAAACTGCTCAAAGCAGATCAGAAAGAAGCGGAGAAGAAAACTCCGAGGAAAAAGTAGAAGAACAGAGAGAACTTACATGGGGAACATATTGTGCGGAAATCCGCCCATTCTGGCTTTTAGTTACAAAAGGGTATGGATTTACCGTGCGTGACATAGACACGTCCTGCCCGGCTGATTTACAGCCTTATGCGGATGCTTACAACTTAGATAAAAAGCAAAGAGACAATGAGATGTGGATGTGGTTTGGAACATACGGATTGTCTGCGGTATCGGTGGCAGTAGAACATTGCCTTGCCGGACGAAAAGCAAAATCAAAGTATATTAAAAAACCAATCAATGAGCAACAAGGGAAAGATGATTCAGAAATGACGGAAGAAGAAATAAAGAAACAGAGAGAGCTATTTGTGGCAAAACTTAAAGTCATGCAGTCAAACTATGAGTTGAGCCACCCAAAACCAGAAAAGAACTTGGAGGTATAAATATGAGAATTGGATCTGCAAGACATGATGAAAATGGGAAATTGACCGGTGGGAGACCGGGAGATCAGACCGGAACAGAAGTAAGTATGCAAAACTTTTATGTTCATAAAAAAGGATGGTATGTGTTAAGACCAAAAACAAAAGATATGGCGGATAAACTGGCAGAATCAATGATTACAGCGTGCAATAATGATAATATTGGCTACTGTCAGGGACACCGGCTTGGAATTGTCAAATATGGTATTAATTCAAAAGTAAAAACAGAAGCAGATTGCGGCACAACGGTACGTGCATGCATTATTCATGCAACTGGAAAAGATGTTGGAAATTTCACCACAGCAAATGAAAAATCTGTACTTCTTTCTAGTGGCATGTTTGATGACATTGGAGGTTATGCGGCAGGAATGGTTCTTTACAACGGAGATGTTATTGTCACAAAAACAAAAGGTCATACAGCGATTGTGACAAGCGGAAACCCTAGAAAAAATGTAAAAGATCATTTAAACCCATACCCGGAACCTGCAAGGATTTTAAAGAAAAAATTCCCTTGCATGAGAGGGGATGATGTGAGATGGCTTCAGACGGAGCTTATTTATCACGGATGCCTAGATGAAAAAGATAAAAAGGGAAACAGTAATGTGGACGGTATTCTTGGAAATGATACGGCGACCGGTATTGGAACATTCCAGAAAAAAGTCGGAATTACAGTAGATAAGAAATGTGGACCGGTTACAAGAGAAAAATTAAAAGAGTAGATCAAGGACGGTAAGGTGTCACAGCCTACCGTCTTTTTATTTTGCATAGAAAGTTGGTGCATATATGGCAGACATTGATGAATTACAAATAAAAATCAAAGCTGACTCTGCAAAAGCAAGTAATTCCATAGAAAGCCTTGTAAACAGCATGAATAGGCTCCGGGAAAGCATATCGTTTGACACTGCAAAACTTTCAAATATTGCAAGCGGAATCAGAAGCATTTCCGATGCGGCTACCGGGTTCAAAGGTGGTAAATCTTCGGAAATCACATCAATGGTGCGGGCACTCAATAAATTTTCTGGTGTTGATGCAAATTCTATCCACGGAATATCTTCTGCTGTGAGAGATCTTGCATCTGGAATAGCAAGTGTTAAGGCTGTTGATACAAGCGGACTCATAAGCATGGTGTCTGCGTTGTCAAAAATCGGTGGCAAGGCATCTACACAGGCGACAAAGAATCTGCCGGCTTTATCTGCGCAGTTACAAAACTTTGTACGCCAGATGAACAAGATAGGTGCATTGAATTTTGATATGACCAATATGAGCAACCTTGTAACAGCCATATCAAGGCTTGGAAGCGTTGCAAGCGGACGTGCAGTAACAAATATACCTTTGCTTGCTGACAACCTTAAATATCTGTTTGAGACACTCTCAAAAGCACCAAATGTAAGCGCAAATATTTTACAAATGACACAGGCACTTGGAAATCTTTCCAACAGGTCTGGTGGCGCAATTTCTGGGTTAAATAACAGCATCAGTAATCTTTCCGGTTCTTTCCTTGGATTTAAGACATCCACAGGAAAAGCATTGATCGGACTCAAGTCATTCACAAGACAGATTTTATCCTCTATGGGGATTTATCTTGGTCTGTACGGAGCGATCAGAGGAATAAAAAATGCAATCGACATATCATCGGCATTAACAGAGGTTCAGAACGTTGTTGATGTTACTTTTGGTGACATGTCAAAAAAAGTCAATGAGTTTGCACAGGACTCTATACGTCAGTTTGGTATGTCAGAACTGACATTGAAACAGACGGCAAGCCGATTCCAAGCAATGGGAACAGCCATGGGAATTGACAGCAGTTTGATAAAGAAAGCCAATGAGTTTTTGAATAAGCAGACAGATGGCTATATTGGTTTGTCTGATTCCATGGCTGATGTGTCTTTGAATTTAACAAAATTAACTGCTGATATGGCATCTCTGTATAACATAGATCAGGATGTTGTGTCGCAGGATTTAGCTGCAATATTTACCGGACAGACACGTCCATTAAGAGATTACGGTCTTGATCTTACACAGGCAACCCTTAAAGAGTGGGCGATGAAACAGGGATTAGATTCTGATATCGAGTCTATGTCACAGGCTGAAAAGACAATGCTCCGGTATCAGTACGTCCTTGCCAATACGCAGACAGCACAGGGAGACTTTGCGCGTACTGCTGATTCGTGGGCGAACCAGATCAGAATTTTAAAACAGTCGTTCGAACAGCTTGGCAGTGTTATTGGTGGAGCATTAATCAATGCTTTCAAACCATTCGTAAAAGCACTCAATTCCGTTTTACTGGTTGTTATCAGCTTTGTTACAAAGGTTACAAACGCTTTAGGCGCAATCTTCGGATGGAAATATGAGGATTCCGGTGCAGGTCTTGCGGATAGTTTTTCAGATGCGGCAGAAAGCGCAGATGATGTTGCGGACAGTACCGGACAGGCAGCAAAGAACATTGACAAGATGAATAAGGGTGTCCGTCAGTTTGATGAATTGAAACTGATTACCACAAATGATGGTTCTGGCAAAAAAGGTTCGGGCGGTTCCGGCGGTGGTGGCGCATCAGGCGGTGCCAGTGGCGGTAAACTCGTCAAGACTGATACCATTTTCAAAAATTACGAAAGTGATATTAAAAATCTGAAACAACTTGGAAAATACATCAGTGATGCCTTATCAAAAGCTATGGAGTCTATCAACTGGGATAAGATTTATTCCAAGGCAAGAAATTTCGGCAAAGGCTTGGCAGATTTCCTTAATGGTCTTATCAATCCGAGACTGTTTGGAAATGTTGGTAAGACGATTGCCGGGGCACTGAATACGGCGATTTATGCCACACTTTCCTTTGGCCAGACATTTGACTGGTCAAACCTTGGAAAATCACTGGCAGAGGGAATAAATAAATTCTTCCAGACATTTGATTTTAAGGCACTTGCAGAAGATATAAATGTTTGGGTACAGGGAGTTTACAAGACGATTAAGACCATGATAGAAAATATCAAGTGGTCTGATGTTTGGAAAGGCGTAAAAGATTTTCTTTCAAACATTGATATTGAGACAGTTGAAATTCTTCTTGGAGCATTTGCTCTGAAACTTGCAGGCAAACTGTTAACAGGGAAACTTCTCAAGGAGACTATTGGAAAATTAATAGGAGCGAAATTCACAGCCGCTTTTGGTTCAACGGCGGTAAAATCATTGCTCTCTTATGCAATTCCTATTTCACTTGCTGTAGTAGTGGCAACGTTATCTTTTACGGTTGGAAAAGATAGCATAAAAAAAGATGCTAATAATTTAGAAAAAGCGTATGAAAAAGGCGGTTTTCTGCAATATCTTCAGGAAAGTTTTAAACAACTTCTTAATCCGTTTGAATGGATTAATGCATATGGCGGTGGAGTTTTGAGCCATGATACTGTGATGGACAAATTAGGCATTGGAAATGGAATGAATGTTGATGAATTTGTCAAAAATCTGCCTAAAAAGGAAGATTACAAATCATTAGATGATTTCCAAAAAGCATTAAATGAGTTCAATGATAATATGCCTAATAAATTAAATGTACCTGACAGCTTTGATCTAAAGGCGTGGATAGATGAATGGAAGAATATAAACGGATTAGATGATGTAGATTTACGAGCAGATGTCGTCCTTCCAAATTTACAGGAGAAGATTTCCGAGTTCAAAGACAATGTCAAAGAATGGTGGGGATTGAATGTAGAACTACCCGTTCGCAATAAATTAACAACAACTTTAGAGGATGTTTCTTCATGGTGGGAAGATGTAAAAGAATATTGGGGAGAAAAAAAGCTTTCAATACAGACAGAAATAGGAGAAATAAAAGGTAAAATAGAAGAAAAGTGGAATGAAGCTTTAACTTACATTCAGGAGAACATTTTCCCGTGGTTCACAAAGAAAAAGTGGATGGAAGTAGGGAATGGAATAAAAGAGGGATTGTCTGCTAAATGGGATGAGTTTTCCGATTGGTGGCAGAATACCGGAATATATAATTGGTGGGAAAATCATGTGAAGCCATGGTTTACAAAAAAAAGATGGGATGAGCAGGGAGACGGAATGAAAAAAGGTCTTTCTGAAAAATGGGGCGAATTTAGTAACTGGTGGAGTACATCTGGAATTGGTTCTTGGTGGACAAATCATGTAGAACCGTATTTTACAAAAGATAATTGGACATTCAGTGGCATTTCTGACGGATTGAAGCAGGCATTTGATAATGCTGTTGCAGGAATTAAGCAGGTATGGAATAATTTTGCAACGTGGCTTAATTCAAAACTGTCTTTTTCATGGGATTCTGTAAATATTGGTGGAAAAGAAATAATTCAAGCTGGCAATATTAACCTTGGAAAAATCCCAACGTTCGCCGCAGGAGGTTTTCCAAAACAGTACAGCATGTTTATGGCAGGAGAAAACGGCGTACCGGAAATCCTTGGAACAGTTGGAGGAAAGACAGCAGTTGCTGGGGGGCAGGAGATCACAGGTATTCGTGATGCTGTATACAGTACGTCACAGCAGGAAATTGCGTTACTTAAACAGCAAAATCAGTTATTGCAAGGAATCCTCGAAAAAGAATTTGGTGTGACACAAGACCAGATAGGAAGAAGTGCTAGAAAATACGCAAGAGAATATTTTAATAGAACGGGCAGAGAAGCATATAGTTTCTAATGACAAAAACCGCCACTTGTGGTAGAATCATTTTATTACAAGTGGCAGGAGGGTAACACATGGCGTTGATTAAATGTCCTGAATGTGGAAAAGAAATTTCAGACAAAGCAGAAATGTGTATCAATTGCGGATTTCCGTTGAAACAACACGAAAACAATGAAATGTCTGCGGGGAAAAGTGAATTTTATAAATCATACGAACAAGAAAACGAAAATGATAGAGGGTGGGAACGCCCAAAAGAGCCAGAGATTACAGGTGTTGGAAAATTATTCTTAAGAAATTCTGTTGAAAGATCTCAAAACACGGGATTTAATGGTATATATAAATATACTTTATTCGGAGAAAAAAAAGAGGTTTACTGTCCAAGATGTGGGAGCGAAAATTGTTCTCATTATACGGAGCAGAAATTTGTACCAGGAAAAACAAAGACAAGATACACTGCAAATCTAAATCCATTTAAACCGTTTACTTTAGTAAATAAAAAGGAAAAGATTTTGAGAAAAGATCAAACATATGAAATAAATAAAATTATATGTAATGATTGTGGCTACACTTTCATATAAATTTGGATTTAATATGTGGAGAATTACGATGGAGAATAGGGAGTCTGAATCAGAACTAAATGAGTGCAAAAAGAAGTTGAATAAAGCACATCAAACGATAGAAGAATTGAAAATTAAGATGACGCAAGATAAAAAAAATCACAAATGGGAAATCAGGGAAATAAATAAAAGAATAGAACAGGCAACTGATAAAAACTTGGAATTATATGACAGAGAATCAAAAGCACTTATTTATGCAGATCAGTTGGAAAAAGATAAAAACATACTTGTTAAAGAAAAGAGAGAACATGAAAAGAAAATAGAAAAATTAGAGAGAGAAAATGAACAGTTGAAAGAAGAATTAGCAAAAATTACAGAAAGAAAAAACTTTAGCAACGATCCTGAATGGAGAGTACTTAAAGCAGCAGGGGAAAATAAGAAAACAAAATAATCCAATTAGAAAAAGACGCCTCAAGAGGTGTCTTTTTTGTATTCCTTGATTTTTAACAGATCGGATAAGTATTCTAGCAAGCGTTTTTGCCCAGAATTGTTTAATTTGTGAAAATTGCTGATAAAATTTGCAAATTAGCTGTTTGACAAACACACATAGAAAATATATAATTTCAGTAATTAAAAATCACGCAGGTAAGACCTAAAGAATTTAGGACGTCCTGCAAGCCTATGAGGAATAGGTACGGATTCGTGACCGCCAGAGATTGAAGAAATTCAGTCTTTGGTGGTCTTTTTGTTTGAAAATTCATCCGAATGGATTGAATATATAGCGTGTAACTCCTGTTAGGGTATGTTCCTAACGCACGTGAATTTAAAGGTTGAGCCTTGCGAAATGTAAGGCTCGGAAATTTAGGAGATAGAAAATATGGCATACAAAGCTCTTATGACTAAAGATGAAATTGGATTTGAAAACAATACGAACACGATAACAACACTTGAAATTGCAGAAATGATGGAAGTTCCGCACTATGAGATTTTAAAAAAATTGGAAGGGACAACAAATCCAGACGGAAGCACTAAACAGGCAGGAATTATACCAACATTAGGTAAAGGGAAAATTTCCGTTACCGATTATTTCATCAAATCAACGTATTTGACAGGGCAAAACAAGAAGATGCCGTGTTATGAAGTTACCAAGATTGGTTGTGATTTTCTTGCTAATAAGTTTACAGGAGAAAAAGGTATCCTATTCACAGCAAAATATGTAAAGCGTTTTAACGAAATGGAGAGGGGACAGGTCCCGAAAGATTTTCCATCGGCACTTCGGGCATATGCGGATGAAGTAGAGCGTAGGCAGATTGCAGAACAGGAGAATGAAAAGCTGCAGCAGGAACTTGACTATAGCAAAGACTGGTATTCTATTAAGCGTGTTGCAGCAATGAACGGTGTGGACTGGAAAACATTTAATTGGCGAAAACTCAAAGAAAAGAGCATTGAACTTGGATATGGCGTGAAAAAGATTTTTGATGCAAATTATGGAGAGGTAAATACCTACCATAGGGATGTTTGGGAAGCAGCATACCCGGAGTATGAAATTTAGGAGAAATTTTATGAACAAATTAGAAATCAGGATTACATATGGGAACACGGAAGTAATTCACACACCGGAGAAAATTGTGATTAAATCGCCCAATATCGAAGTAATTACAAAATAGATCAAGAAAAAGAAGTGGCATCTATCAAATTGGTGGCAGGTGCTATTTTTGCACAAATTTTACCGACTGTCATTTGAGACAGCCGCAAACCCAAACAGTTAGGTGGTGGAAATATGGCGTACAGCGGATGGCTGTTAAAGATTGGCAATTACATAGTGCCGATGTCGTTTATGAAAGCAGAAACATACAGTCCATATGTCAACATGCAGGATTTGGACGATTATACAGACGCCAACGGCTATCTGCATAGAAATGCCGTGGAGTTAAAGGCGTTAAAGGTCGAATTTGAAACCCCAGCTATGCTGACAAATAAGACTTTCAATGAGGTTTTAAACAATATTCGAAGTCAGTTCACAAATGCGACAGGGAGAGCCTGCTATATCACAGCGTATATCCCGGAATATGACGATTATGTGACGCAGTACGGTTATATGGCAGATTTTCAGCCTACGATATACGGAACATATGATGGAATAATTCGTTACAATTCAGTTCGGCTTGCTTTCATAGGGGGTGTGTATGGTGGTTAATTATAAATATGGCGACTTGTTCAAAAAAGATACGGTCGATAAGCAATTATCCATCGTATCTGATGACGGAAAAATCAATATCACAAATACAGAACTACACCAAGAAAAATTCGAATTGACAGAAAGTTTGTGTTCGGAACAGGAATTGACGTTTGGATCATGCGAAGCCGCCATGATTAAATTCACGGTGTCAAATACATTTTTGCCAATGAAGGGCAGATGGATGACAGTAAGGATGTCTCTTGGTGGACATACAGATGTTCCATTTCAGTTCGGGAGATATAAGGTTGATTCTGATACGCCTACGGCAGACAGGACGTGCCGTGATGTTGTCGCATATGATGCTCTTTATGACATTTTAAATGCAGATGTGGCAGCATGGTATAACACTGTCTTTCCATCCCATAAAGAGCAGCAGAAAGATAAAGATGGAAAAACTACGACTGTTACAGTTTATGATCCGGTCACAATGAAGCAATTCCGGGACAGCTTTTTTAAGTACTTCGGAATTGAGCAGGCTGACATTATACTGGTTAATGACAACATGTCTATTGAAAAAACAGTTGCGGTCACGCCATCCAGTGAGACAAGTTCTGATACAGAGGAATCGAGCACCATAGGCGAATCCGTGAGCGGCAAGGAAGTGTTGTCCTGCATTTGTGAGATCAATGGCTGTATGGGGCATATGGGACGCGATGGAACGTTCCATTATATTTATCTGGAACAGGAAATACAGGGATTATATCCGAGAAATGACCTTTATCCGGCAGATGATCTGTTTCCGCGCAATCCAAAGAGTACGCAGATAGGAAAAGGATTCTATGTTACTGCCACATATGAAGATTATCTTGTCAAAACCATTGATAAGCTACAGATCAGGGAGCAGAAGAATGATATTGGCGTGATCGTAGGCACCGGAGACAATGCCTATGTGATCGAGGATAATTTTCTTGTCTATGGTAAAGGAACGAAAGAATTAAAAAGCATTGCAAACAATGTTCTTTCAAAGATCAGGGGGATTGTTTATCGCCCGTTTACGGCAGACTGCAAAGGAAATCCGTGCCTTGAGGTCGGGGATGCAGTGCGGCTGCCGACCAGATATGAACTGATTGAGTCCTATATTCTGAAAAGAACCCTGAAAGGTATACAGGCTTTGCGTGATGATTTGGAAGCGGATGGGGAAGAGTACCGGACAAACGGGGCGAACGGAATACAGAAAAGTATTTTAAAGCTCAAAGGCAAGAGCAATGTGTTGGAGCGAACCATTGAAAAGACACAGAGCACGATAACTGATGTTGAGAAGGGATTGCAGTCACAGATCACGCAGACCGCAACCGAAATTCGCACAGAAGTTAAAAATACAACGGATGGTTTATCATCGAGAATCACGCAAAATGCGAGCAGTATTACAGCAGAAGTTAAAAGGGCACAGGGACAGGAAGTTGAACTTGCAGCAGCTATTAAAATTAATGAGGACAAGATTACAGCGGAAGTTACGAGAGCAAGCAAAGCAGAGGGCGATTTGTCCGGAAAGATAGAGGTAACTGCAACTAAGATACGGTCAGAAGTCAATGCTTCGTTGAAGGCATGGAATATTGATGGCTATGATATTAATTATTATGGTTTTGGAAAACCCCAAGATACTTACCCTGCATCATCCAAATATAATGGACGCAGTTTTTTAGATCAGGATAGTGGAAAATTGTATGGCTGCGATCCGGATGGCGGAATTAACAGCGGTAAATATAAATGGACATTGATAACCACGCTTAAGCAGCTTTCATCCAATATGTCCAGTGCGATTACGCAGACATCAAAGGGGATCGAAAGCAAAGTTACAAGAGATAGTGTTGTTTCAGAAATCAACCAGTCAGCCGAGGGCATCAAAATTAAAGCAAAACTGCTTGAATTAAAAGGTTCTATGGAAATGACCGGGGGATATATGCATATTCAAGCGGAAGAGTCTGTAGAAAACCTTATTGAATTTAAACGCAGTGGAACACTTGTACAGATGGGAACGGATGGATTTCGAACAGTGGAAGGGACGCTTGAAAGTCCTGTTCATGAATGTACGGTTCAATATAATCAGGTTTCATTGCATAAAGGCGCAAACGATAATGACCACATGATGATCCATTTAGACGGAGATACCGGAGTAGGTGGATTCAGAGGTGGAGTAATTAATGGATCTGACAAAAGAATAAAAAACACAATTTTAGATTTAAGCAAAAAGCAATCATCTGAGTTTATTTATTCTTTAAGAGCAAAATCGTATCGTTATAATTTCGAAAAAGATGGGTTCCATCATGGATTTATTGCACAGGATGTTTTGAAAAAAGCGGAAAAAGGGTGGAATATTTGTCCAAAAACGTTTTCAGACAGCAATGGGAAAAAGTATTACGGACTGAAATATACGGAACTGATTGCTGATCTGGTTGCCACAGTGCAGTTGCAGCATGACGAGATAGAACAGTTAAAGGAAAAGGTGGAAAATCTATGATAAATGCAAAAATCCGGGAATTTGAAAACGACATTATAAATTATGCAAATTTGTGTGAGGATGTCCCAATCGAAGCTAAGTACCTAGTGTTTAAGGATATTCTGCAGCAGATTAAGGAAGAAGCAAACAGACATGTTATAGCCGAACGGGAGCAGATGAAGCTTGCAAAGGAAAGGGAGAGTGAGGACCATGAACAAAGCGCATAGTGCTATTAATTGGGAGAATTACCCGAGTGATGAAACACCGCTTAATGAAAGCAATCTTAACAAAATGGACGCAGCTATTGGCGTTATTGATGATCGTGTAATCACTCTTGATACCACAAAAGCCACGAAAACAGAAGTGGCTACCCTTGTTGCAGACGTGACCTTTGAGGAATCGACCGGAATCATTACGATCACAAAAAAGAACGGTTCTAAGATTACGATTGATACACAGATGGAGAAAATCGCAATCAACTTCGTTTATAACCCGACCACACAGCAGATTATCCTGACTCTGATTGATGGCACGAAACAGTACATAGACCTGTCGGCACTGATTACACAGTATGAGTTCCTTGATTCTGATACGGTAGCTTTTTATATTGATAAGGATGGAAAAGTGTCTGCCATCGTCAAAGAGGGTAGCATCGAGGAAAAACACTTGGAGCCAAACTATCTTGCGAAAATCAAAGTGGAAGTGGCAAAGGCAGAGTCAAGCCAGCAGGCAGCGGCAAAGTCCGAAGCCAACGCCAAAGCAAGTGAGAATGCTGCAAAAGCCAGTGAAACAGCGGCAAAAACATCCGAAACCAATGCCAAAGCGTCAGAGACAGCGGCAGCGAAGTCAGCTACGGCGGCAGAGGCATCCGAAAGCAACGCAAAAGTCAGTGAGACATCCGCCAGTCAGTCTGCAGCCACAGCCACAAGTGAAGCGGCATCTGCCAGTCAGTCAGCCAGTACCGCCACAGATAAAGCCAATATTGCAACGCAGAAAGCAACAGAGATCATCGGTAAAGCCGAATCTGCAGCAGATAGTGCAACTAAAGCACAGAGTTATGCCGTTGGTGGTACCGGGAGCAGAGAGGGCGAGGATTCTGACAATGCCAAGTATTACTATCAGCAGGCAAAAGACATATCAGAAGGACTTAAAGGTGGATTGCAGCCACACGGAACAGTTGCATTTGCAGATCTTCCGGCACTTGCGGATGTTAGCACAGGGTGGATGTTTAATATTTCAGACGAATTTACGACCACCGCAGATTTTAAAGAGGGAGCCGGGAATACAGTTCCGGCCGGAGCGAACATCTATAAGACGTCAGATGGCAAGTGGGATGTGCTGGCGGGGACACCTGTAACTGGAATCAAAGGAGCGAAAGAAACATCTTACCGACGTGGAAATGTTAATCTTACGCCTGTGGACATTGGAGCGTATGCAATAGAAGCTATTGATGAAATGATGAAAAAAGTAAGTATTCCACTTTCACAGGAATTAGCAGTCGTTGGTACAGAAGACGATCAGCTCATAGTAGAGGAAAGTAGTGGTTGGCAAACAGTCAATTATTTGGAAGGAATAAGTGGTTCGCTAAAAACTATAGCGCAACAGCTTATGGCGTTAAACAGCGGTTTAACGAACCATATAAATAATGTAATGCAGGCTCAGACATCAAGTATTTACGGAACCCAGGTAGGCATTCCAAATAACACGCAGACATTAGTCAATCAATTAGAGGTTAAGGATGATGGACTATATCTTGTCCGTTCTCAATGTACATTTGTTGCCGCCAGTGTTGGTTATCGTGATGTATCAATAAAAGTAACTGACAAAAAAACAAATATGCTCGCAACTCGTGGAAGCGCAAATACGATTGCTATACCATCGCCAGTACAAACGTGTATACAATGTCAGACCATAAATGCACTTAGCTTACATAGTGGAGACAAAATTGGACTGTATGCAAATCAGAATAGTGGTGCTACCTTAAACGTAAGTGAATCTTATATTTCAATAACCCGTTTAAAATAACTATGAAAATGTGCCAATTTTGATATTATGCCATTTATCGTCACCCATGTTTGCACTTCTATAAGATGCTATGAGGTTGTTACTTGAATCTACAAATATTTGAAGCATTGTTTGGTTAACAGCACCATGAAACAATATCATTTGATTAGAACTATTTTGAATTTGGACTTTTTTCGTTAAACCGCTGTTTTACAAAAAAAATGAGGACAACTTGGCACAAAAGAAAATAACTGCAGAAATATAATAAAATCAAAAGTCTAAGAGCCGATTACATGACCATGTGTTGTGTAGCCGGCTCTTTTGCATAAAGCCTACGGGCAGAAAGGGAAATTATGCACTTAAAATTCATCACAGATAACTGGCAGATGCATAATTTTCAACCAGTAATTAATTTTTTAACAAAATTTAAACTAATCAATCGACATTCTGCGACAATAAGAAATTTACCTGTCGAAACTTGCGACCGAAAGAAATTGAATGTTTGCGGGAAAATTTGTAAAATAAAATTGTCCGATAAGGGCACTTCAAGTTCTGGCTGAGGGGCGGGATAAGGCGTTTTCTTGTCCCTCAACTACAAACGAGTTTGTAATTTGTAGCAATTTGTCAAATGGGGTTGACGATATCGAACATAAGTTCTATAATTTGTGTATCGCTATCGGAAGTGCGGAATGATTGGAGGAAATCAATATGGGGGAAAATGAGTGCAATGAGGAAACAGCGTTTTACAAGGAAAAAATAACTGAAATGGTCGTTAAGTGCGACAACGAGCGATTTTTGAAATTTTTATATAACACAATACTTTCATTCAAAAAAAAGTGGGGCATTTAGTGCCCCTCTTTTTCATGCCAATAGGTTATATTGTCAAATATAGTCTGTCGATGTTCTTTGCTAAGTTCCATTAGCATTTTCAAATTATCTAGCAATTCATTATCCGACATAAGGTCTGGAAGAATATCTGGTGCGTTTTCTAAATTATCTTCCCAACCCATTAAATAAGATGGAGAAACTTCAAGAACTTTCCCAATAATTTCTATTTTATCACTTGGAATATTAGTAATAATGTTGTTTTCATATTTATATAGTGTTTGCTTTGAAACTTTTATTTTCTCTGCAAGCTCTACTTGTGAAATACCTAAAAGCTCTCTCTGCTTTTTTATCCTATCTCCGATTGTCATTTGAGTTTCCCTCCTTTCCTATTGGTAACTTTATTATAGCACAAAAAAGTTACTCGTCAAGAAAAAAATAACTTGACAAGTTACCAAAATGGAATATAATGAAAGTAACTTCAAAAGTTACGAAGTTAGAAAGGAGTAGTAAGATGGTTGATACAAACAAACTTCGCGGCGTTATTGCTGAAAATGGCAAAACACAGGCTGATGTTGCGGAAATGATTGGAGTTACGCCAAAAACATTTTATATGAGAATGAGTAAGGGCGTTTTTGGAAGTGACGAAATTCAGGTTATGATTGATAATCTTCACATCCAAAATCCAATGGATATTTTTTTTGCAAAGAAAGTAACTTAAAGAGTTACTGGAAAGGAGAAATGCAGTGAAAATTTTAAAAGAAATGCTCAACACGTTAAAGAGTATTGACGGTACACTAAAACGCATTGAGCAGTCCGTTTCAGAGGAGAAACAGCATGAAGTGATAAAAGAAGCTGTTTCTCATGCAATGGTTGGAGAAAGGTACGAACCTACTCCGAAAGATTTTTGACAGCAAAATCGTATGCCGCTTTTAAATACAGAACTTCTTCGGATGACATTTCTGTATTTCCGCAAAGTGGAGCTTCGCGTTTGTCAATTTCATATTCTGAAAGTTTTGAACTGGCATATGTGACAGCTAAGTCATGAATTGTCTTTTCAATCATTGTAGCACCTCCCTTATTTGATGATAAGGGAATTATAACACGGAAAGGAGTTGGAGGAAACGGAAGAGTTAAAACAAGCAAAAATGCAGACGCCGATTGAGATTGCACTTGGTGTCGATGAAAATGGAATGACCACCGCAAAGAAGTTGTATGAGTTCTTGGAAATGGATAAAAGCCATTATTCCAGATGGGCGAAAGCGAATATTGTAGACAATGAATTTGCTACTGAAAATGAGGATTATTTTTACTCGCCATCAATGGCGAATGAAAGTAGCAGAGGAAATTTTGCTGATGATTACAAACTCACAGCACATTTCGCAAAGAAACTTTCCATGAAAGGAAACGGAGAGAAAGCAGAAGAAGCGCGTGAGTATTTTACGCATTTGGAAGAGCGCATGAAACAGAAGGTAATTGACCTCAACCAATTATCACCGGAGTTGCAGATGTTCCAGAAGATTTTCAATTCTGTAGCAGAACAGCAGTTAGAACAGAAACGGCAGGCGGAACAACTGAACCATGTGGAACAGAGAGTTGAGAGTATTCGGGAAGTGGTTGCACTTGATACAACATCATGGCGTGATGATACTGGAAATATTTTAAGAAAAATCAGCATGGAACTTGGTGGCGGACAGGCATACAGCCAAGTAAGAGCCGAAAGCTACGAACTGTTGTCAAAGCGAATGGGTGTAAATCTGAAACAGCGGCTGACTAATAAGCGCAGGCGCATGGCTGACGAGGGTATCTGTAAATCAACCAGAGACAAATTATCCTATGTGGATATTATTGCAGAGGATAAGAAGTTGATCGAGGGATATACAGCTATTGTGAAGGAAATGGCAATCAGATACGGAGTTGGAAAGGATTAACAGGAGGTATTCATGGATAGACAGATGAACATTGCATTAAGAAAGACATTAGATCAGATCGGCGTAAACATAGCCTTAAGTATGAAGAAGTTTGCAAAGGTAATTGAAATGATCGGCACCGTTGTTTTTCTGTTTTGCATCTGCATTGATGCAACGGAGTATCCGGTCACTGCTATACCTGTATTGATTGGATTACTTCTTATTTATATAGGAACAAAAATAGATGGGGAGTGGCAGGAGTATACAGAAGAGATTGTAGATTACGATTACAGAAGTGAGTCTGATGACGATGACGGTATTACCTATATCACATTTGACACTGATTACAGCAAAGAAAAGGAATCATCCGAACCGACCAAAGCTGAATGATTCCCAATCAAAGCAATAGCATAAGCTATTTGCGCCTATTTTAGCACAAGAAAAGGAGAAATTCAAATATGAGAGCAGAAAACAATAAAGTGGAACTTACAGGAACGATTATCACAGAGCCGGAATTTAACCATGAGGTGTTTGGAGAGGGATTTTATAATATGCACCTCAAAGTGGATAGATTAAGTGGGACGGCTGATATTATCCCATTAATTATTTCAGAGAGATTAATCAATCTGAATGATAAATACACGGGCACTGCCGTTAATGTTTCCGGTGTGTATAGTTCTTATAACAAACATGAGGAAAAGAGAAATCGTCTGTTATTATATGTATTCGTCTGTGAAATTGAAAAAGCGAATCCGGGAGAGCATACAGATTTGAACAAAATCCAGCTTGACGGATATGTATGCAAAGAACCGATTTACAGGAAAACTCCGCTTGGAAGAGAAATTGCAGATTTATTAATCGCAGTCAATCGTTCCTATGGCAAATCAGATTATATTCCGTGTGTTGTCTGGGGCAGAAATGCGGTGTATACATCTGGACTTCCGGTTGGAACGCATTTGAAACTTACCGGACGCATTAAGAGCCGTGGGTATGTAAAGATGTACGAAGATGGGACAGAAGAGCAGAGAACAGCATATGAGGTGTCTGTGAGCAAAATTAATGTATTAGAGGAGGAAAATTAAGATGGCAGAAAATACCGTTACAATTTCCGTTGAGGAATATGCAGATCTGGTTGCATGCAGGACGAAAGTTCATACAGCATGTGCCATTATTGCAAATGAACACCAAAGAGACATTGAGCTGATGGGGAAAAAGGGAACAACTATTAATTCAAAAATTATAGAGTCAGCTCTTGGATATATTGACGATGAAGCATGCTTTGAAGAGGCACTTAAAAAATATAAAGAGTGGAAGGAGAAGGAAAATGAAACTGAAAATTAGATCATTACATATGGAGAATTTCAAGGGAATTAAGAGCCTTGATGTGAATTTCTCTAATAAGACAAGTATTAAAGGACAGAACGCCGCAGGAAAGACAACCATATTCGATGCGTTCACATGGCTGCTTTTCAATAAAAACAGTGCCGGAGAGGAAAAGTTTAATGTTCGACCATTAGATAAGGACGGAAACCGCATTGATAATGTAGAAATTAAGGTTGTGGGAGTTATTGACGTTGATGGGAAAGAAGTGGAACTTTCAAAGGTTCAGAAGCAGAATTGGGTTAAGAAGCGTGGAACCGACACCGTTACTTTGCAAGGCAATGTCAATTCATTTGAGATTGACGGATATCCGAAGAGTGAAGCTGATTTCAAAGCCTATGTTTCAAATCTGGCACAGAGCGAGGATATGTTTAAGATGCTGACCAATCCGCAGTATTTTTCTTCTCTGAAATGGAAAGATCAGCGCGATATTCTGATGCGCCTTGCAACGGATGTATCGGATGTTGAACTGGCGCAGACAGATGCTAAGTATGCCCCATTACTCGGCGAGTTGGAGAAAGCACCGTCCACAGATGATATCCGTGCTAAGTTTTCCAAAGCGTTATCCGGGTGGAAGAAGAAACAGGCTGAAATTCCGGTGCGTATTGATGAAGCAGAAAAATCCAAGATTGATGTGGATGTGGCAGAACAGGAGCTTGCAAAGGTAGATCTGGTAAGAAGAATCGCTGAATGTGACAAGAAAATGGAGAATGCCGGTAGCACGTTAGGCGATTTGAGAAGCAAGGAAATGCAGTTGCAATTTGATATGTCCGGCATTATGCAGGTCATGAATGACGAACTTTCCGCAAAACGTAGAGGTCTTGACAGTGCCAAGGATGATGCAACACGAGAGTTCAATGACTTACATAATCAGATTCAGTCTGCGGAAAATCAGATCAAGGCAAATGAGAAGACAATTTCCGATACAGATGCAGAGCGGAAAAATCTTGGTGTTGAATACAATGCAGAATTTTCCAAGGCATTTGATGAAATGCCATATCTCTTTGACGAATCCAAGTGGAAATTTGATGAATCTACAACGGTTTGTTCCTTATGTGGTCAGAAGTTGCCGCAGGATAAGATTGAGTCTCTTAAGGCTGATTTTGAGCAGAAAAAGGCAGATGCCAAGGCACGTGCCACCAAGCAGTTAGAGGATGCACGCAAAGCATTTGATGATGCAAAGGGCGCAAAACTTAAAGGTCTGATTGACAAGGGCAACGCTTGCAAGGCTGATATTGAGCGATTGACAAAGGAAAACGCCAAGTTGCAGGAAGACATTGTGGCACTCAAAGAGCAGGGATCCAAGGCACTTGCAAAGCAGAATGATTATGCAAAGCAGTTATCCGAGATCCAGGCAGAAGCTGATTATTCGCAGAATGAAGAGTATGTGAAGCTGAAAACAGAGCATGACAAGATTCTTGCTGATATTGCAAAGGTTGAATCCGAGGGCGCAGACAAGGTTGTTACTGATTTAAAAGCCGAGAAAGCCGATCTGCAGAGTCAGCTTGAAGAGGTGAACAAGGTTATTGCGCAGGCGGCTAACAATGTGGAGATTGATGATCGTATCGAAACGCTTCGTGACGAGCAGAAAGAAATCGGGCAGAAAGTTGCCGATCAGGAACAGATGCTTTATCTCTTGGAAGAGTTCATTCGTTTCAAGCTGGATAAGGTTTCAGAATCTATTAACAGCCATTTCAAGACCGTAAATTTCAAACTCTTTGAAATGCAGTTAAATGGCGGTATGAAAGATTGTTGTGAGTGTACCGTGGGTGGTGTCCCATATTCATCTTTGAACAGCGGACATAAAATTGTAGCCGGGCTTGACATTATTCGGTCTCTTAGCGAGTTATACGGTGTGAGCGTACCGATTTTCGTAGATAACGCAGAATCACTGAATGAGTTCAATGTGCCGGATATGGATGCACAGTTAATCCTTTTGAGTGTATCAGCGGACAAGCAGTTGAAAGTGGAGGGTGTTTAAATGGGAGAAGTTATCAAATCTTACAAAGGATTTAACAAAAATATGACTTGTCGTGGCTTTCAGTACGAAGAAGGAAAAGAGTATGAGGAAGAAATCGTAGAAGTTTGCGATCATGGATTTCACGTTTGCGAGTATCCGCTTGATTGCTTGAATTATTATTATCCAAATGAAAGCGTATACCACGAGGTAGAGCAGAGCGGAGAAATCCAGAAACATAATGATGATACTAAGGTAGCATCTACAAAAATTAAGATCGGAGCAGAAATTAGCATTGCGGGTCTTGTTAAAGCTGCAATCGAATATACAGTAAAACGTGTAAAAAAGGACGCTGAAAGCGATGAAAAGCATGGAGCATCCTCGGCAACCGGATACTGTGGAGCATCCTCGGCAACCGGATACAAGGGAGCATCCTCGGCAACCGGAGACAAGGGAGCATCCTCGGCAACCGGCACCTATGGAGCATCCTCGGCAACCGGAGACTATGGAGCATCCTCGGCAACCGGAGACTATGGAGCATCCTCGGCAACCGGCACCTGTGGAGCATCCTCGGCAACCGGCACCTGTGGAGCATCCTCGGCAACCGGATACTGTGGAGCATCCTCGGCAGAAGACAAGGATGCAGTAGCTGTTGCTTGGGGTTACAAATCAAAAGCCAAGGGCGTTCTTGGGGCATTTCTTGTTTTTGCAGACTGGGAATACACTGGTTCAGAAGATGATACAGAATATGACAGAAATAACCAGAGTGCATGGGTTCTTAACGGTGCAAAAATGGTGCAGGTTGATGGGGAAAATATCAAGCCGAATACTTGGTATACGATTGAAAATGGAGAGATTGCGGAGGTATCAGAATGAATTACATAAAAGCAAAATATCCAAACCAGAGCCGGTCATATATATTTGCTACATCAGACGATGTAAAAGCCGGAGACATGGTTTTAAATGCCAAAGGCGCAAAGCTGAAAGTTACGGATGAAACCGTGGATATGAAGTGGGTAGAGACCTACGGTGCTGATAAGGTGGAAGTTGTGAAGAAATATGAGGAACAGGAAAGCGGTGGTGACGATGAGAGTTAATCCATGTAGATATTGTGCATTGTCTATAAACCTTAACGGAAAGCATTGTTCAAGGTATTCTTCCGAAGAGTGCGCAAAATGTGAGAACATTCAAAAACACAGGGAATACCTTTTAAGTCAGCGAAAATTCGCAGAGGGTGAGCAGATTACAAGCATTGAGGAACTTTTAAAACAGGAATGGGTAATGTGGTATCACAGTACAAAGCACATAGAGGTTTTCAAGAATATGCAACTCAATCTTGTTTTGAAATTTCTTAAAAATGGAGCATTTAAAAAAGCAATAAGGAAAGAAAGCGAGGAAAAATAATTATGGCAGAGAACACAGCAGTAGCAAAGACAGAGGAAAAGACAGAGGTTGCACACAGCAACAACAAGGTTACAGACTATAGCCTTGGAATTTTTGGAACATCAGATAATTTCATTATGGCTATGCAGATGGCAAAGGCGTTGGCGAGTTCAACTATCGTTCCGGCAACATTCCAGAAGAACGATGCAAACTGTCTGATTGCTATTGAGCAGGCGCAGAGACTGCGAGTAAGCCCACTGATGGTTATGCAGAATCTGTATGTGATTCAGGGTAGACCGTCTTGGAGTTCAAAGTTTCTGATTGCGGCAATCAATAATTCCGGCAAATTCGATATGGAATTACAGTTTGAGGAAACTAGAGATAAAGATGGCAAGCCTTATTCGTGTCTCGCTTGGACTACGAAAAATGGTCGTAGAGTTGAGGGTATGACCGTGGACATGGAAATGGCTAAAGCCGAGGGATGGCTTGGTAAGAACGGTAGTAAGTGGAAAACCATGCCACAGTTAATGCTTCGATACAGAGCCGCTTCATTTTTTTCTAGTCTGAATTGTCCGGAATTAACAATGGGACTGTATACGAAAGAAGAGATGCAGGACAACGATTTCAAGGAGTATCCTATGGAAGATTTGCAGGAACAGGTTAAGCATGAAGTATCCGAAAACGCAAATACAGAGGATTTTCCCGTTGAGCCGGAAGTTGTCGAAACTGTGGAAGAGCCAAAGATGGCAGAGACAGAAGTTGCAGATGATTATGACGTGCCGGATTTCTTGAAGTAGGAGGTTATATGAGAATTATTTCGCAGGACGGCACGATTGATTTGCCGTATGAACAGGTAATTATTCAGAGATTTAAGTCAAGAATTTATTTCCTGAACAAAAACTTAACAGGTGTTGAACCGCTTACTGATGACATGCAAATTGCTGAATATTCTAAAGAAGAAAAAGCAAAGAAAGCCATGGAAATGCTTAGAAATGCATATATCGGTATGCCTATCGTAATGCAGAATGTTGATGTTTCGGAAGATGTGGCAAAGGAATTTGAAAGATTAAAGAAATGCGGTATTATGGTGCAAACAGAAAATCAGCCGTCAAAAATAGAATGCATTAGCAATGCTATCTTTCAGTTTCCTGCAGAGGAAAAATTGGAGTAGCATATGGAAGTTATATCATTTTTAGAATCCGTACAGAAAGGCATGGAAGATAACATTTACAACTTTTGCAAAGATGGGAAATGTAGCCAATGTGGTAACTGCTGTTCCAATCTTTTACCAATGAGCAGAAAAGAAGTAGATAACATTCGCAGATATATTCGTAAGAACCATATCAAAGAGTGCAAACATCTTCTTCCCACTGCGAATAGAACGTATGATATTACATGCCCTTTTCTTGATACGGATAAGAGTTGCGAGAAATGCAGAATCTATTCGGTTCGACCGGAAATTTGCAAGCAATTTATCTGTGACAATGAGCAGAGGGCAAAGCATAATAGGGCATTGTTGGGACAGACGAGACAGATTGTTGATGTAAGGGAGGAGTTTTTTAGATGAGCATTGTAAGAGCGTGCAAGTTATGCGGAAGATTACAGAAAAAGGATGAAAAAGAGTCTAATGAGAACTGGAACGTATATGACCCTAAAGCAAAATGCGAATGTGGTGGTTCTTTCGGATATATGGATTCAAAAGATGCAGAGAGGTTGAGAAACCATGATTGATTGTTATGTGTGTGGTTGCCGGACAAGAATACAATATTTCGACTTTATGAATGGCAAATTTGTATTAAAGGACAGATGTTTGAATCCGCATTGCCAAAAGTACAATAAATGGGTAAGAGAGGTGACACAAAATTGAAACTTAAAGTCTTAGGTTCCGGTTCATCCGGCAACTGCTACATCCTGGAGAATGACGAAGAAGCCTTAATAATTGAAGCTGGATTACCATTCATGGAAGTGAAGAAATCATTGAACTTCAATGTGATGAAGATTAAGGCAGTAATCACAACTCATATCCATTCAGACCATCATCAGTACTTCTTTCAGTATGTTAGAGCCGGTATTCCAGTGTGGGAGCCGTTCAAATTGATAGATGGAAATATCCTACAGTTTGGGAAAGAAAGCTTTAGCATACGAGCATTTGAAAACCGGGATAAGTCCGGCAGATGGTTGCATAACAACGGAGACGGTTCAGAATGTCCTTGCTACGGATTTTACATCACACACCCGGATATAGGCAGTTTGGTGTATGCCACAGATACCGAATATGTCCGATGGCGATTCAAAGGCGTAAATCACATTCTTTGTGAAGCCAACTATGACATGCAATTTGTCAATCGGGACGAGCCGAACTACGAACACCGCCTACGAGGTCACATGAGCCTTGATACGGCACTTAAATTTATTTCCACTAACGATAACCCGGCATTGCGAAATGTCGTTCTAATACACTTATCAGATAAAAGCGGAGATCCCGCACTATTCAAACAAAGGACAGAAGAAACAGTTAAATATGGAGCAAATGTTTATATTGCAGAAAAAGGATTAGAGGTTGATATGAACCTTTGCCCGTTCTGAAAGGAGAAAAAATGAAATTATACAGTTATTTTTTCTGCGGTGAAAAGCTGGAAGAAAAAGCATTTGAAGCAAAGGAATGCTCTAAGACATATACCGCCTTAGAACGTGGAGTCGGTTGTATATATAAGGGTATGAGAATTAATAAAGAGAGCATTGGCAATCTTATTGAACATTCTAATACAATCGTATTCTTGGAAGAAAGCAGGAATGCGGCGATTGAAGCGTTCATTTCAAGAGAAAAGAGACGTGCGGATTTTGCAAAAAGAAATCTCGACCGTGCACAGGAAAACATTGCGCATCTTGAAAAACTGAAATAGGTTGTAACACCCTGGCATTTGCCTAAAAGAAACCAATTTATGCGGTATCTGATGTTTTGGCAAGGAATTTAATATATCACAAAAACTAAATTGAAAGCCATGAGATACCTTTGGCGGTTGCTAAAAGTGACCGCCAGAAAGGAGAATACGTGTTAATAATTGAGGATAAAGGACAGAAAGAGGGCTTGCATATCCTTAAGAATAGATATTTCAAAAGCCACGATATGGAAGTCTTGCGTGCACCATTGCCGGTTGGAGATTACATAATTGCCACAGACAAGGTAGCGGATGTTATCCATAGAAAATCAGCTAGAAAAATGGAACTTAAAAAGATGGATTTCCTTGGAACTTATGATGTATCTGTAGATACTAAGAAAGATATGCAGGAGATTGTAGGAAACATCTGCGGACGTCAGCATGGAAGATTTCGTGATGAGTGTATTCTTGCTCAAAACAACGGAATCAAACTTTATGTATTGGTAGAAAACGAAGATGGAATCAAATCCATTGAAGATGTTTCTAAGTGGAACAACCCACGAGTAGACCGGTATAACAATATTGCATATATGCACACACTTGGAAAATTGCTGAATGTACCGCTACCGAAAACAAAGCCGACATCTGGCAAGGTATTGGCAAAAGCTATGTTGACAATGCAACTTAAGTATGGCGTTGAGTTCGTATTTTGTCGCCCGGAAGATGCTGGGGCAAAGGTTATTGAATTGCTTGGAGGTAGTGAAAATGGCGGAGAATAAGCGGTATTACTGGCTTAAACTGATGGATGATTTCTTTGATAGCAAACGAATCAAAAAACTCCGAAAGATGGCTGGTGGCGATACATATACGATCATCTATCTTAAGATGCAGTTGTTGTCGTTGAAAAAAGGTGGCTATCTGGAATATTCCGGATTGGAAGATGAATTTTACAAAGAGATCGCCCTTGATATTGACGAGGACGAAATCAATGTTCAAGTAACGATTCAGTATCTTCTTTCCTGCGGATTGCTTGAAACATCTGATTCTATCGAGTACAAATTACCATTTGTGCAAGATAACCTAGGAAGTGAGACGGCAAGTACTCGTAGAAGTCGCAAATCTAGGGAAAATGCACAAAAAGCGTTGCAGCGCAACATTTTGCAACAAAATTGCAATGTAGAGATAGATATAGAGAAAGATATAGATACAGATATAGAGATAGAGAAAGAAAATACAAAAGAAAGCGTGCCTGCATCTGATTTGGACTTTGACGCGGAATGGGGATGGGAATACACGATCAATGCATATCCAAAGAAAACGTCGTTAACGTCTGCCAAGGTAGCATGGATGGACAAGCTTTTAGAAGTTATCGAGCCGAACAGGAAAGCCGTTGCAAAGCTGATATATGAGGCTACAGTGGCATATGTTACTGACTATATAGAGAAGAATCCAGATGATACGAATTATCGTTATATTCCGAAATATGGTGATTGGCTGAAAGAGGATTGCGATTACTGGATTCGCCAAGTAGAGAAACGAAAGCGAGGTGAGAGCAGTTGACAGAAGCAGAAATTGGAGTGATCGGATGTGTATTGATTGACAATGATTCCATGTACAAGATTTACAACAAATTGAAGCCGGAAATGTTCAGCTCTGAATTTTGTCAAGATGCTTTTGCTGAAATGCTTGCCATGTATGATCGTGGAGAAAACATTAATGTCGTTTCACTGTCTCAGTCACTTGAAAACCACAAATGGGAGCCGGAAATAATTGCAAGCGAATTGAAAGAATGCATATCTGTTACCCCAGTCTCAACGGCAATAAAAAGTTATGCGGATGCAGTTGTTAAAGATTGGCGAGCAAGAGAAACAAAAAAAATTTTTCAAGAAGTAAGCCTTAGACCATGCGATATTGATAACTCTATAGCCGAAGTTCTCACGAAACTCGAAGAAATCCAAGAAAACAAAACCGTTCACTCAAAAACTATGAAGCAGATTGTTGCAGAAAATAAAGGGAATTATTTCAATGAGCATGTAGGCGAGGGATTGATAAAAACTGGATTTTATCGAACAGATGATTGCCTTGGCGGCTTGGAAGGCGGAGACGTTACTGTAATTGGCGCAAGACCGGGAGTTGGAAAATCTGCAATCGTTACGCAAATGATCGGACAGATGGCAGAAAAGGATTACAACAT